CCAGGCGACGGACAAGCTGGGCGAACTCGAGGAGCTGCTCGCCGAGCAGATGCTTGTCACACCAGGCGACTACGGTGCGCGCGTGTACGCATGGATCGACGGCACGACCCTCCGCATGAGCGGCAACCTCACGCATGACGTGCCAGCGCTCACGCTCGAGCGTCGTCCATTCGGCGAGCATCCCTAACGCCTCACGTGTCGTGGTCGCGTTGCTTCTTCAAGAACGCGGTGGTCAGGTTGCTGAGCTCGAAGCCGTCACGATGCCCGACCCAGTACCTCGCCTTGCCGTAGGACGCGGTGCTGACTGCGATGCAGAGGCCGATGAACACACCCCATAGAACCCATGACCAATCCTTCGTCGCACCGGCGGTCGTGACCCCGATGAGCACGCCGACGACACCGCTCATCACCGGTGTGAACCAGAGTGCCCAGCGCCGCCACAGCCACCTCATGACAGCCGCTCCATTGCTTCGGTGAGTCGGCGGTTCGTTCCCTCCGAGTCGGCGGGGTCGAACTCGACGATCGCGTCAGCGATCGCGGCGAGCTTCGGGAGCACGGGTGTGCCGGGGATCACGGCCAGGATGATCGGCTTGTCGAGCAGGATCATGAAGCCGAGCTCGACCGCGATCTTCGCGTCCGGCTCGACGCCGCTAACGATCTGCACCGTGAACGCGGAGTCCTGGATCATCGGCTTGAGCTCGTCGTCCGCTCGCTTCATCCACGCCCGCGCCTCGGGGTCGTCGAAGATGTCCCCGCTCATGCGCGTTCCCGTAGCTCGATGGCGGCCGTCACGAACTCGACGCGGCCGTCGAGCTCGTGATTGAGGCTGATGCCTGTGACGATGAGCTCGTAGCCCTCGACCTCGACGACGTCGCCGATCCTGAGCTGCACCGGATTCATCGTTGTCCTCCAGCGCATGCGCTGCAGAGGTCGATCTCGATCCAGTAGCAGGGAGATCCGGTGCGGGCGATACACGCGCTGCAGTCGTCGTCGGTGCATCCGCAGACTCGACAGCTGATCGGCTCGTCGGCGGTCATCGTTCGATCCAGACTGCGAGGGCACCGTGCTCGCCGTAGGGCCCGACGTCGAGCTTGCCGAGCCTGCCGAGCCGCTTCACGACAGCGGTCGTGGTGCGCAGGTGCCGGGCGGCGTCGTCGAGGCTGAAGAGCTGGAACGGGAAGTCGCTGCCCGGCGCGGCCGGCGCCGGTTCGGGTAGGGCCACGGCCTGGCCTTGGCCTGACCTCTTGGCCTGGTTGAGGGCGACCACCTCGTGCGCCGGCTTGATGTCGAGGGCGGTCACGCGCTGCGCGTCGGCGGGGATCTGCCAGGTGCCTTCGATCTTCACGGCGTCGGGGAGCTCGCCGGCCTGCAGCCAGCGCAGCACGGATCGCTTCGAGGTGCCGTGTGCGTCGGCCCAGGCTTGCGCGTCGAGCATCGGGGCGATCGGGTTCAGGTTCGTCATTCGTCGTCTTTCTGTTCTGGTGGATAGATGTCATTGACGGTGAGGTGCAGGGCTTTCGTGACGTCGTCGAGGAAGTCTTGACGCCAGGCGAGCTGACCGCCGAGGCGGGCGAGCTCGATCGCGTTGCGGATGCGCAGCTGGCGCGCGATCTGCTCGAGCGGAGAACCGTCGTCGGGGTCAGGCATCGGGTGCCTCCTTGGTTGGCTTGGCCATGGTGTGGCCGTGGCATGGGCAGCCGCATTCGTCGGGGACGGGGCAGTCGTGGTGGTGCTCGTGCCGGCAGGCGTAGGACTTCCCGGTGAGCCGGTCGAGGGACTGCATGATCGCGCCCCACTCGAGGTTCTCCTCGCCCTCCTGCTCCTGGACGAACATGCGTGCTTCGGTCTCGGTTTTCGCCCACGCGCCGCGCAGCCCGTTCGTGGCGACCCATCCGACGAGAGCGGGGAAGATCTTCCAGGGGGGCCGGCCACCCTGGCTCGGGGGAATCCCCAGGGTGGCCGGCGTTTCGAGATCGACGGACACGATGCCGTCGAACATTCCAGGGGTGAGCGCGAGATCCGGGCGAGGCTGCCCGGTCCAGTCGTGGCAGTGCCCGCAGTACCCCTCGGCGACGTCATGCGGGTTGTGGGAGGTCGACCCGCAGCGGGGGCAGGTGAACGTGTCAGGCATCCGCTGCGCCTCCGGCGATGCGGGCGAGGATGCGCAGCTGCTTCGCGAGTCGCTCGAGCTCGGCGTCGAGGGGCACGTACTCCTCGGGGCCGCCGATGAACTGGAAGGAGAGCGATACCTGCACGACGACGTTGTCGCTCGCTCCTGCCAGGGCGTCGCCAAGGCGGAGCGACCTCTCCATCTGGTCTGCGAGTGCGTCGGCGATGTCGGGAGTGATCGTGAACGCGCCCGTTTCCGGTGTGAGTCGCATCCAGATCCGGGCGTGATCGTCCAGCCATAGTTCGATCAGCTCTCCGGGGAGTTCGGACAGCGCCAGGTCTAGTGCCTCGTCGAGTTCGCTCATCGGTGTCGCCTTTCTTCTGCTGCCTCGGGCACGCTGCGCGTGCGCGAGGGCCTCGCTGCGCTCGGCCTGGGCTTGTCAGGATCCCTCTGCCCTTGCACTTCCCTCGGACCATCCCCCCTAACCGATTGACGGGCACGACCGATAGCGGTCTGGCCTTCGGCGAGATCGCTATGGTGTGACTCGCCGCGGGCCGTGCGCATGGTCGCGGCGAGGGGGCTCCCCCCAGCTGGGAGCTCATATGCCTGGGCGTCGATCGGTTTACGGCTGATGACGAGGAGAAGCGCCGCCGGGCGGCCCTTGTGCACGGGGCCGCCCGGATTCAGGTCTGCTAGGTGTCGGTTCCCGCTCCTCTCGTCCGGCTCGTGCACAGGAGCAGGAGGCACCAGTGCTCGAGCAGGGTTGAAGCTTCCTCGCCGCAGTAGATGCAGCGGTGGTCGTCCGTGATGACCTTGTGCCGGCCATCCGGTGACTGCAGGTCACGGCACTCGTCGAACTCGCCGCCCTCGTCATCGCCGTAGATCGAGGGCACCAGAACAGGGCTAGGGCGCCGCATGGTCCGCCTCCTCACGTCGTGTGGACGCACCGCCGTGCTTGTCGAGCTCGTGGCAGGCGCGGTCGAACTCCGCGTCGCTGCGATAGTCCCGCTCAGGGCCATGCCAGTCGCACAGGAGGCGACGGCAGTACGCCTGGAAGATCACTCGGCGCTTCACGCCCACCTCGAGGCGCGGCATCAGCTGTCACCGCCGAGGTCGAGCTCGCTCTGCCCGGCGCGGTCGATCGTGCCGCCGGGGCCGGCGTGCCGTCCGTCGTCGCGCTGCGCGCAGTGCAGGCACCAGCCGCTGACCGGGTCGAACTCGTGCACGTGCTCGCCGCGGCGACGTCGCGCAGACGCCGGCATGTCGAAGAGGGGCGTGGGTCGGGCGTCCTGCGCGATCGAGCGTGCGATCGCGAGATCCCGCCGGATCGGGATGATCTCAGCCATCGGCGCCTCGCAGCTGCGCCTCGAGCTCCTCGATGCGCTGTGCGGCATTCCGGAGCATGGTCTGCTCGATCTCGCGGCCCGCCTTGAGATCGAGGATCCGGAGGGAGGCTTCCTTCGCATCGCGCCCGTACTCGGCGGCTAACCGCATGAAGTTGCCGAGGATCTCGGGCCATTCCGCGACAGGTATCCACGAGCCCTCGACGAGCACCGGATCGGGCTGCAGCTCCACCTGGGTCTTCTCGAGCTCGTCGACGCGGGCGGAGAGGTGCTGCAGCATGTCCGCGATCCCCTCGGCGTCCGCTGCGTGGATCGCGATCATCTCCGACGCGCCGGCGTAGAGGCGCAGCCGGTAGACGATGTTCCCTACGTCCGTGAGGTCCGGGATGCGTGTATGGTGCTGCTCGGCGGTGTCACCTAGCTGATCATCCGAGCCATTGCCCCCCGAGTCCCAGTCCAAGAGAGCGGGGGGCTCTTTCTTGCTCATTGTCCGTCGCCCCGCTCATACTCCCGACGCTCCGCGTCGAGGATCTCGGCCGAGTGGCCACCGAGCCACGGATCGGAGGGGCCGGCGGCGCTGTGCGCAGATCCGCCGGCCCCATCCCCGCCGACACCCGAAGGCGTGTCGGCGGCATCCCCTACGGTCTTCTCGACGACACCAGGCGTATGGGGCGCCTGCCCGTCAACCGGAGAGGAACCCTCATGGCCGAACCCACTGTCGGCGGCCTCATCGCCGACGCCCGCGCCCACCTCGCCGCCCTCGGCGACGTCGCCTCGATGACCACCGCCGAGACGAGCAGCGGCGCTTTCGTCACCGAGGCTCTCGCCCGGCTCACCGCGATCGTCGCCGACCTCGTCGATGTTGTCGACCGGCTCAACGCCGGAGACTGACCGGGCGTAGCGCGTTCCCCACTTCGCGTCGTGCGCAGCGAGCACGGCATTGATCCGGCGGGCGATCGTGTCGGCTGAGTCGAGACCATCGGGCGCTCCGTGGATCACGTATTCGGCGACGGCGATCAGATCCGCGGCCGTGGGTGCTGTGGAGGTGAGGGGGGACGTTCTTGTCACCAACGCCTCACGCGCGACGAGCAGTGCGCCGGCACGAGCGCGCTGCGCCTCGTCGAGCGGCGACCAGCCCTGCGGCAGCTGCTGCTCGCCGCTCACGACGCCTCCCGCTGCGTCGAGGAGGGCACAATGCGCTCACGCAGCTCGAGGATCGACTCCTTGGAATAGCGCCGGTGCCCGCCGGGGACGCGAGCAATACGAACCTCACCGCGATCGGCGAGGTATCGCAGCTGACGCTGGGTCACCCCTCCGCCGAGCAGCGCCACGGCCGCGGCCGGCATGAGGTATTCATCCGACATGGTGTGAAGACTACGACGATTTGCAATAACTGTTAAGTAGACGCGCTTGATTCGGTTGATTTGTCAGAATCGGGGGTTATCGTCAGCACCATGACCATCCAGGAGACATCCCCGATCGGCCCGCGCGAGGTCGACGGCGACACGTTCGTCGGTCGGCGCGTGATGTTGCTTCTCTGGGATCGGCACATGACGCAAACCGGACTCGCCCGGCAGCTCGGGATCACGCAGGGCGCGTTGTCGCTCAAACTGCGCGGCGTGCGTGGCTGGACCGTCGACAATCTGCGCGAAACCGCGATCGCGCTCGGAACGAGCGTGGCCTACCTCGTGGGCGAGGTCGAGTCGCCTGTGGTGCCCCCAGAAGGATTCGAACCTTCGGCCTTCTGCTCCCATGGCGAACTTTCTAGAGCCGTAACATCCGCCTTTCGCACGATCCGCCTTCGCTCGCGCGGGACGATGAATCGTCCGCCTTCGCTGAGCAATGGGGACGATTCAAACGCCCGGTTCGCACCTGTGTACTATCTCCCCGCCCCTGCAGGCGACTAGGGTCCGGCCATGGATTGGGATCACGCGCTGACGGCCTTCGCGGTCGATCAGCAGACACAGGGGAAGAGCCAACGAACCATCGCTAACCGTCTCGAGCTCGCGCGCCGGATGCGCCGCTGGCTGGGAGATCCATCACTGACCGAGATCTCGCTCGACGACCTGCGTCGGATGCTGAATCGAGGGATCAAGCCGTCGTCCATGCAACGAGAGCGCGGCGACATGCAAGCCTTCTTCCGGTTTCTCCTCGAGGAGGGCATCCGGCAGGACGACCCGAGCGCCCGGCTCAAGCCGATCAAAGTGCCGCGCACTCGGCCGCGGCCGTTCACGGCGGCGCAGATCGAGGCGATGCTCGCCTCTGGCTGCTACCGAAAGACTCGGGTGATGATCCTGCTCGGCTTCTTCCACGGGCTGAGAGCGCACGAGATCGCGAAGTTCCACGCCGACGACATCGACCTCGACCGCGATGTACTGCGCGTGGACGGCAAGGGCGGTGTCGTGCGGTACATCCCGATCCACCCGCTGCTGCGCGCCGAGGCCGCCTTCATGCCGACCGAAGGTTACTGGTTCCCCTCCGACAACGATGAGGGCCATGTTCGATGGGACACGGTGTCCGCGTTGATCCGACGCGCGAAGAGGCGCGCCGGCATCCGCGATCCGCGTCTGACCGGTCACTCCACCCGGCACGGCTTCGCCACGCAACTGCTGCGTACCGGCGCCGACCTACGCACCGTGCAAGAGCTCCTCGGCCACGCGTCCCTGGCCACCACGCAGATCTACACCGAGGTCGACGAGGACATGATGGCGGCTGCGGTCGCCGCACTGCCCTCGATCGTCGTGCCGCAGCACAGCGGCCGTCGCCGCGCCGCCTAGCCAGACCATGCCACTGGCCAGGCCTGGCCACGGTCAGGCCTGGCCACCTATCCTGGGTGTTGTCTTCGGGGGAAGGACGCTGCCGTGCGGATCAGGGCTGCTCTTGCTGGCGTTGCGATCGTGGCCGGGCTCGGCTTGGCCGGCTGCTCGAGCGCGGAGGCGCCGCCGCCCTCGCCGACGACGGTCGCGCACAGCCAGGTTCAGCTGCTGGGGCCTCAGTCGTACACGGTCTGGAAGGCCGTCATGGTGAACTGGCCTACGGGCATCCCTTCCGACGTGCCGCTGAGCTCGGTGACCAAGGTTGAGGATCACACCGACGGGACGATTCGCGTCTACTCGAGCGATCGCCTCACGAAACCGGCCGCGGTCGATCTGGGCACGTTCGTGTTCCGGTTCGGCGCGTTCGACAACACGGCACTCACGACGGTCATCGTGCAGGATGCGCAGGGCCTGGACACGAACATCTTCCGCAGCGACGTGGCAGGCATCCAGCACTGACCACGGCCTGGCCATGGTCAGGTGTCGTCGCCTGGCTTTTCGGGCGGTGGCATGCTCCCGCGTTCCAGCTTCGGCGCGACTTGCTTCCAGAACGCCTGGTAGCTCGTGATCGTCACCACCGCGGTGAGCAGGATCGCGGACGGGATGCCGATGCCCTCGTACTGCCCGGTCAGCAGCGCCGTCACCGTCCCGGCCACCGCTGAGAAGCCGAGCGCGATCAGCGATTTCACCCACGTCGCCCACTGGTTGCTGATGATGAAGTTCAGCAGCAGGGGGGAGAGGAACCCGACGATCACGCCCCAGGCGGCGATGTCATCGAAGCGAAGCGGGACGTCGGCAGCGTCCGTGATCGCCGGGATCATCACTTTTCCTGCCTGGACCGGACGAGCGCGCACATGGCCTCGATGCCTTTCGCGCCGCCCTCGGTGACGGTGGCGAAGGAGGGCACGTCGAACGCTTTCTGCACGTCGGAGATCTTGATGTCGTTGTCCGTCCACGGCCACCAGAAGCCGGAGTCGGTGTTGAACACGGCGCGCACGTTTCGCTTGTCGGAGGCGCGCACCCACGCGCACCCGCTGTTCTTGGGCATATCGTCCTCTTCCTGTTTCGGTGGTTTGGGGGGTGCGGGCGGTTTGTAGACCGTCCCGTTCCAGTCGAAGTGCCACGCCTCGCGCTGGGAGAAGCCGTTCCCTGTGGGGGCGAGCCCGTACTTGGGGCCGTTGGCGTCGGCCCATTGCTTCTCCGGGGTGCCGTAGACGTCGATCCGGGATGCCCAGTCGATCGACTCGCCCCACCCGTGGAGGGAGGTGCCGGGGTAGGCGGCGAGGTTCCCCTTCCCGGACTGGTACGCGTTCCACAGCCGCACCTGCTCGGCGTAGTCGCGGTAGGACTCGACGATGACGGGCAGGTATCCGAAGCGGGCTCGGAAGGCGTCGCGGAAGGCGTTCACGCCGGCGGCGAACTCTTTGCGGACGCGCCGGTTCGTGCCGGCGATCGTCACCATGGCCGAGGCAGGGATCTTCCCGTTGGCGTGCCCGCCCCACGCTCCCCGGGTGGCCATCATGCCGGCTGCCCCGGGTAGTTGCGGGCGTACCAGATCACATTCCCGGCGACCCGGATGCCCGCGAGGTTGTAGATCTGGGCGGTGAAGCCGCTTGCGGTGAGCCCGGTGATCCGCAGCGTGGTCACGTTCGCGTCGGTCGTGATCGAGGTGACCTGCAGCAGCGGTGGCACGGTGAACATGCCGGCGGGGAAGGTCACGGCCGGGGTGCCGCCTGCGGGGACCACGTAGGTGCCGCCGGCCTCTTTCAGGGGGATGCGGGCGCCGACCGCCTCGGCGAGGGCGCGGATCGCGTCGGCGCCCTCGGCGGCCGGGTCGAGCGGGTCGGGGTACGGGAGCCCGCCGCTGGTGGTCCCGCCGCGCTGGATCGCAACGTAGCGATCGAAGAGCTCCTGCTCGAGCTGAGCCCGCTGGTCGGGGTCGGGGGTGCCTTCGGTGTCGAGCTGCAGGATCTGGTTGCGGAGGTCGACCCATTCCGGGTCCGGGCTGATCATGGGGTGACTCCAATCGGGGCGGGAAGCGGGGTCGGCGCACTGTAGGAGACGCCGTTGAGGTCGAGCCAGCTGATCGCCGGGTCGAAGTCGAGCCATGACCAGGCCATGTCCAGGCCGGCCCAGGCCACGGAGCCGCCCATCGCGGATGCCCGCGACACGGTCAGGGCGAGGGTCCAGGCGCCGTCGTCGAAGCTGTAGGTGCCGCCCTCGAGGTAGACCGGCAGCAGCCCGCCGACGGGTGTCCACTCCGGCATCCCGGTGAGCTGGATCGGGAGGCCGATCCTCGAGGTGCCATCCAGCAGGCGCAGCATCATCAGGATGGTGGGCTGGTCGACCAGCTGCAGCGAGTCGGGGTCGTCGATCGTGAAGCCGGTCGCCCGCCACCCGGTGAGGGAGGTGCGGGCGAGGATGCGCTCGGCGACGTGGTAGGCGTCGGTGCCGGACTGCAGCATGGTCGAGAACGAGATCCGCCGGTACCCGTAGTCGACCTCGAGCGCCTGGTCGATCACGGTGACGGTGCGTTCGGTGGTCTCGACCTGCCCGTCCTCGTCGAGCCCCTGCTCGAGCCAGGTCACGGCGACACGGGTGCTCACGTCGGCGACGGACTGGTCGAAGGCGACCGGGTCGCGCAGCACGTCGCACGCGGTGATCTGCTGCGCATCCTCGACCTCACCGATCGGGACGATGCGGACGATGCCGTCCTCGCCTTGCTCGAGCGTGTAGAGGGCGGCACGGTTCGACGGGTCCTCCACCCGCAGGTAGGGGCCGGTGGTCTGGTGCACGGCCGACCAGAGCACGGCGTCGACGGACTGCGCGAGATCCTTCAGCAGCCCGGCGACGGGCTGGTTGTCGACGTCCTGGTAGGAGATCAGGTAGTTCGCCACCGACGTGTCGATCTGCGCGTCGACGTCGGCCTGCGAGAGCGCCAGAATCCGCAGGAACCTCGCCTGCATCGACTCCACCGCCCACGGCTCATCGCCGATGTTGATGTTGTCCAGGTCCGCGGTGAAGTCCTGCGCGGTGACCGTGATCCGGGTGCCGCCGGCAGGAGCGAAGGTCTCGTCCCACTTCGCCTGCAGGTCCGTGATCCGGCCGGAGAACACCGACACGGTGCGGGTGGTGCCGGCGGCCGGCGCGAGGACGATCAGGTCGTCGATCCGGGTCGTCTCGTAGTCGAGCCACGACCCGGCCACGCCTAGCCACGGCCCGGCCATGTCCACCCACCTGGGCAAATCGGAGACGGTGACCATGACGCCGACCCACCGGCCGGCCAGCTGCGGGGTGACGGTGAGCTGCATCTGCTGCCACGCCCCGGTCGCGACCGCCTGCAGCACCTCGCCGCCGAGGCTGTACGCCCCGTTCGGGCGGGAGAAGTAGGCCGGCTGCACACGGATCACCGCGCCGGCCGGCGCCTGCACACTGGCACCGACCACCCACTGCTGGCCGGGGGCGGTGACCGGCAGCTGATCCCAGGCGTTGGGGAGGTCGGAGAAGTCGTCCGGGGCGAAGATCACGGATGCCGGCTGGGCTGCGTTGCGGGGCAGCATGATCACGTTGCGGGAGATGACCTCGTTCAGCCAGCGATGGGAGGCCGACGCATCCGGTGCGCCATCCCAGGTGAAGGTGAAGTAGTGGGAGGGGTCGATGGGCTCCTCGGGCAGGTTGCCGGCGATGAAGTCGCTCAGGACGGGGCCGTCCTCGAGCTGGATGCCGGTGATGAAGAGCGTGCCGGCGTCCGTGCCGGCTCCTGCCGATGCGCGGAAGCCGATCTGGCGCGTCAGTACGCCGGAGATCGTGTAGGACCAGCTGACACGCTGCCACTGCGTGGTGACGTTCACGTTCGGGGCACCGATCACACCGAAGATCGCGAAGCCAGCGGCCACCGGTGTGTCAGTGCGCACCCACGCGGAGATCGTGACCGACTCACCGGGTTGAAGAGCCGGCGTGAGCAGGAATCCGACGTTCGCCGAGCCCGCCGCCCACGTCGACCGGTTCGCCGTGGGAATCCCGAGCGGATGGTCGGCCACGCTGACGACGTCGACCACGCCCTGACCTGCTGAGTAGACCGGGTATGCCCTCGTCGCGTTCGGATCGGTGAGCCGGTTCGTGCCGTCGAGAACGACGGACGAGCCGGTGCCGGGCGTGACCGCGGCGTCCGCGTTGTTCAGGATCGAGGGCGGCATCTCCCCGATCGGTGTGAGCTCGAAGGACGGGTCCGCGATGGTGGGCTGGTCCGGGTCGGGGTAGATCGTCGCCGAGGCGTTCACGTCGATCCGGCGCCCCGTGCGCAGCTTGGAGAGGAAGGTGTCGCCGCCGGGAAGGTCCATGACGTCGAAGTCGCACGTCGACGGCTCGGGCTGGTCGACCGTCGTCGACCGGCCCCAGGTGATCTTCAGCCCGGACAGCGCGGTCGGCTCGAGCTCGGCGTCACCGGCGGAGCCGTCGGCGAAGTGCTGCCCGTCCAGCAGCAGCTCACACCTGATCCCGGTGCTCATGCGGTCCTCCGGGCCACGGTGACGCCGCCGGCGCGGCGGCCGCGGGCGGTGAGCAGCTGCTCGATGCGCCGGGCGATGGTGTCGGCCGAGTCGAGGCCGCCCTCCACGGTGATGAACACCGTGTCCCCACCGCCGCCGGCGGCCAGGCGGGGCAGCGAGGCGAGGCGGGGGAGGCCGGCGAACGTGGCGGCCGGCGCAGCGCCTCGAGCGAGCGGTGCGAACGGGGTCGCGGCCGCGTAGGTGCCGGTGACGGTCAGGGCGCGGCCGCCGCCGAAGAGGTTCCCGATCGAGCCGAGAATGTTCGGGATTCGGATCTTCGAGAGCCAGGAGATCACCGACTGAATCCAGCCGACCACGGCCTGGAAGGCGTTCGACACCGCCCGGATCGGGGTCAGGATCGCGTTGAACACCGAGGTGAAGATGCCCTGCAGGGTGCGGATCACGCCGGAGACGACGGAGACGGCCGTCTGCCAGGCGGAGCGGAAGAAGCCGGACACCGCGGAGACCGCGCCGCGGACGGTGTTGAACACGGCGGTGAAGACGATCGTGGCGCCGGTGATGAGGGCTTTGAACCAGCCCACGACGGTCGACCACGCCGACTGGAACCATGACACGACGGCGGCGACGACGCCCTTCACGGTCGACCAGACGCCGGACCAGACGGCCACGTATGCCCGCCAGACCGAGGAGAGCCAGCCGACGACGTTGTTCCACGCGGCGACGATCCAGTCGACGACGACCTTCACGACGGCGACGATCCCGTTCCACAGCCCGATCCAGAAGTTGCGGAACCACTCGCACTTGGTCCACAGCAGGATGAACACGGCGACCAGTGCCACGATGACGGCGATCACAATCAGCACCGGCCCGAGACCAGCTGCCATCGCAGCGTTCCATGCCCATTGCGCGGCGGTCGCGACCGCCTGCGCGCCGGCCACGATGAGGAACACGGCCTTGCCGGCGAGCAAGGCGACGTTCTGTGCGATCGTGCCGGCGGCGCCGGCGTAGGACGCGGCCGCGGTGCCGTAGGTGGCGGCTGCGTAGCCGATCTGGAACGCCTTCACGACGGCCAGGACGGCCCGGTAGGCGGTCATCACGGCCACGACGGTGCGGAAGCCGAGGAGGATGCCGATCGCGACCGCTGCGGCGATCCCGAGCCCCTTCACGAGGCCGGCATTCTGCTGCAGCCACGTGCCCATGTCGGCGATCGCCTGCCCGGCGGACAACGCCCACGTCTCGATGGGCTCGAGGAGGGCAGGGATGCCCTTCAGCCCCTCCTTTGTGCCGGTGAAGATCGGACTGAGCAGATTTGCGCCGATCCGGGCCAGCGCATTGAGTGTGTTGTCCCAGGCGCCGGTGAAAGTGTTCCCAGCCTCCAGCGCCGCGCCGCCAACGTTCTGCTTCATCGCGGCCGCGAAATCGGCGAAGTTGACCTTGCCTTGGCTGACCATCTTGCGGGCGGCGTCGGCGGTGACGCCGTAATACTTCGCGAGGTACTGCAGGATCGGGAGGTTAGCCGCTTGCAGCTGATTGATTTCCTGCCCATAGAGGCGATTGGAGGCGGCGACCTTGGAGAAGATCTGGCCGATATCGGAGATCGGGCGCTGCGACCGTGCGGCCGTGTCGGCGACGGTGGTGAGAACGCCCTGCAGCTCCTTGCCAGGCCGAATCCCGGCCGCCATTACCGTGGCTGCGATGCCGGCCGCGTCCCCGAGGCTGTAGGCGGTTCCCTTCACCGCGGCCGTCGCGTTCTTCATGATCACCGTGACGGCTTTTGCGTCGTACCCCAGCCCGCGAAACATCGCCTGCGCGTTGTCGATCGCCTTCAGTCGGTCCCAGCCCTTGAACAGGGCGGTGCCGAGCACGGCTGCCCCGGCGATGCCCGCTACTTTCAGGCCGACGCCGAGAGCCTTGTCGATGCCGTTGACGAGGGAGTTGCCGACGGCGACGCCGGCGGTCTTGGACTTGGTGCCGATCGCGGCGCCGAACTTCCCATACTGCTGCTGCGCCGTGGCCAGGCCACGGCCTACCTGTGACGCGTCGGAGAGGATGCGGACGGTGAGGATGCGGCTACTTCCGGCCACGCTTCTTCATCTCCTTCGCTTGCGCCTCGAGCTCGGCGATCGCGGTCGCGAGGATGCGGTCGTCGGCTTGCAGCCAGTACTCCGGGGTCGTCATCGTCGCGATCGCGAGCTGGATGATCAGTCGGGTGAGAGATCCGACGGGGTAGGGTCCACGGGCTCGGCCTCGAACTCCCGCATGTCCAGGCAGCCGGCCTCGAAGTCGGCCAGGGTGCCGGCCTGGATCTGCCCGGTGCGCTTGAGCGCGCAGTAGGCGACGGCGACACCGGAGAGCACGGGCCGGTCGTTGACGTTGAGCTTGCGGCGGGCGAGCTCGGCCTCGGCGCCGACGTTGTCGGCGAGGATGGTCTGCACGGTCAGCTCCCGCCACCCTTCCGGGTAGTCGACGTCGCCGATCACGACGGTGAGCTTCTGGTTGGACAGTTTGATCTCGCTCACGCGAGCCCTCTTCTCTGCATGACGTCGTCGATGAACTCGAGGTACCAGTTGCCCCAGGTGGGTTCGGTGGCGGCCGCGGCCTCGGTCGCGAACCGGTTCGGGGTGATGTTGTGCGGGCCGCGCCGGCCGGGGCGGGGGCCGGTACCCCAGTGCACGGCGTTCGCGTAGGGGACCGCTGCGCCGCCGAATCGGACGCTCGCCTCGGTCTTGGAGTTGGACGGCCGCCACGACGCAGCGAGCATCCCCGAGATCCGGGGTGCCCGCTGCGCCGCGGTCGCCCCCACGAACGAGGCGACCTGTGTGTTGAGTGCGCGCATCTCCTGCAGGTCATCGCCCATGGCTCTCAGGGCGGCGCGCAGCTCGCGCACGCCCTCGACCCGGTAGACGCCTGGGCTCATGCGGCCGCCGAGTCCGTCGATGTCGAGCTCGAGCTCTTCGACGACGTCGCGGCCGCCGGCGCTGGGACCGGCACGACGGCGGGACCGACCGGGGCCAGCGGGAGCACGTTGTCGCCGGCGAGGACGAGGTTCTCCCACCAGTTCGCCGTGGTCGACTTCGCGTTCACGCCGGCCGCGCGGGTGCCCTGGAAGTCGTACTCCGGCTCGCCGACGAGATCCCATTCGATGTCGCTGGTCATGTCTGCGCCGAACTCGTCGCCGCCGAAGTCGAGCGGGTCGATGATCACGACGCCGGACGCCTCCGTGCCCCCGTTGGCCGGGGTGAACGTGAACGGCAGCTGCGTGCCCTTCGCCTCCTGGGAGAGCGCGAAGAGCCCTTGCGCGTCATCGGAGTCGATGTCGACGTTGCCGGAGAGCGAGTAGGTGTAGTTGACTGCGCCGGGCCGGACGGTGCCGCACAGTTTCGTGGTCGAGTCGCCCTGATCCTTGTCTGCGGAGATCGTGAGCGAGTTGACGAGGCAGGACACCTCGAGCGGGGCCGTGCCGTTGCCGACAGTGAAGGTGCCGGGACCGAACTTAGGCATTGTCTGCCTCCTCCTTGTGACGGGTGGTGTAGGTGAACTGGTAAGCGGGCAGGGGCGGGCCGTCGGGCATCAGCGCCGGCTCGCGCGTGCGGTACTCCGACACGTCGGGGAAGCCGGTCTTGATCTTGGTGAGCAACGGACCGAACGCCGTGGTGGCCTCTTTGAGGCCGATGTCGCGCACGATCGCCCAGCACTCCCAGGTCACTTCGATGCAGCCCTTCGAGAAGCGCGGCACGATCGTCGGCGGCCGGATCAGGACGCCGGGCACGTTCAGGTCCTCCGGGTTCATCGCCGCGTTGACGCCGGCGGCAGCGAACGTGTCGATCTGCTCCTTGACCATCGCGCCGAGATCCACGGGTTACCTCACGCGGTGATCGGGCGAGCGAACTCGCCGGTCTGCAAGGCACGGTCGATGTCCGGGTCGAAACGGCGCACGAACGTGACGCCCTCCCCGTACACCTCGACGCCGGCGGGCGAGTTGCGGCGCCGGAACTCGCGCGCCGCGTACATCACCGCACCGTGATAGGTCTCCGCGTCGGGCTCGTAGCCGCCGTCCTTCGTCTTCCACTCGGGCCGGCAGCGTTCGACGTAGGGCTCGGCGGCCGCGCACACCGACACGAGGCGATCCTCGGAGTCGACGGGCTGCTGGTTCCCGTGCAGCCATTCCTTCACGTCCGCCGGCGAGAGCCAGACGGGCGTGAAGGTACGGCTTTCAGGGGCCGGCGGCTGAGCCTGGGCCATGAGCTGGTGCCTACTTCGACGAGGTCGCCGCGGCGGTGGTCTCCGGCTCGGTCGGCTCGGGGAGCTCGACGGCGAGCAGCGCCTCCGGGTGTGTGACGACGAACTCGGCGCGCGCCTCGGCGAGGATGACGAGCGTATTGCGGATGAAGTAATCCGCGTGCGAGTCGGTGAGGTACACCGAGTACTGGTTGCGGTCGAACCAGGTCACCGCGTCGCGCAGGTCGCCGACGTACGCGGTGCCCTGCGGGAGCGGTGCCGGGATTGTGTTCAGACCCCAGATCCGTCCGAACTGCGTCGGACCGCTGTTGGAGGCGTCCGCGGCCTCGACGTCGAGGTTCGCGTAGTCGATCGGGTTCAGCACGAGCGACGGGGCGGGAATGCCGAGCGCCTCGAGCTGACCCACGGCCTGGCGGATGCCGGTGAGACCGGTTCCGTCCGCTGCGGGGATCGTCGCGGCTGCGAAAGCCGCGAGGGCGACCGACTGCAGCTTGCGGCGCAGACCGTCGCGCAGCTGCGTCTCGACGATCGACTGGATGCGGGGCAGATCCTCGAGCGCCTGCCGGCTGATAGGCACCCAGTGCGCGTACGTCTTCAGGGACACCGGCACGATCTCGGGCGGGGCGAGGTTGGCCTGCGGCTTGAGGTCGGTCTCGGGGATAGGGCCGCCGGCCTCGGGGCCGCGCATGTCCCATCGCACATACTCGATGGCTCCCAGGCTGACCTGCTCGCGGCCGATCGCGTCAAGGAACGGGGTCGGAGCGATCGGGTCGGTGAACTCGACGCGCTGCGGCTGCGTCAGGGAGCTGAACCAGGATGCGCCGCTGCCGGTTGCCGTGGTGATCGCGCCGGAGATCGCAGCGCGGTGCTCGATGAAGCCCTGGAACTCGACCGCGTGCCCATTGCCTCGGCCGCTGTACTCCTTGACCTGCTCCGACTCGGCGAATTGCTGACCGAAGCTGCGGGTCTCGATCGGCGGCTCGCCGCGGCGCTGCGCCGCGCTGCGCTCTTCCTTCTCCTCCTGCTGGGAGAGGCGACCGGCGATCTCCATGTAGCGCTGGTTGGCGGTGGAGCGGGTCTCGAGCACCTCGAGCTCGTCGTCGATCTCTTTGGCGCGCTTCTCCTGCTTGTCCAGGGAGCCGCGCTCGGCCTCGGTGAGCGGGCGCTTCTCCTCGCCGGCCTTCGTGGTGATCTCCGACATGGTGTCGGCGATCGCGGCGCGCTCCTCGAGCAGCCGCTTCAGGTATGGGTTCATGACAGATCTCCTGATGAGGGGATGGCTAATCGGATTGATTGCCGAGTCCCCTACCGAGACCTGGCGGTCGCCCTACCGGCTGACCGCGATCGCCCTACCGACGATCTGGCTAGTTCCAAACGCTACGCAGCGGCCCGGACATTGCCGGGCATCCACGGCGTGTCGCGTCAGTGCAGGAGGCGTCGCACGCGCAGCGAGTAGGACGTGTCGTCGACCTCGTCGACCCACGCCGGCCGCTCGAAATGCATCGCCTCCGCGTACTCCGCAGCGCTGCGCACCGAGACGATCTGCGCGGCCTCGTACGCCGGCTCGTCGACGAGAGAGACGTGGAAGAGCCGCGCCTCCTGCACCTCGCGAACGCCGGCGACGACCGCATCCTTCACGCAGGCGAATCCGATCGAGAGACCGCCGTAGGTCTGCTCGAGCACGTTCGCGTAAGCATTGCGCCCCTCATCCGTCTCGTAGAACCGGAACCGGCCGTGCAGGCCGTCGCGGCGCTCCTCGAGCTGCGTCGCCACGCCGACCGGGCGTCGGCCGGCCGCGTGATTCTCGTCGGTCAGGCGGATCTTCGCGGCCGCCGCGATCGCGGCTGCGAACGCGCCGAACCGGAAGCGTTCTGGCCGGGCGGTCGGAGCTTTGCGCGTCTCGACGCCGTAGGGGACGCAAACGCCGTAGAGCTCGTGGTGCCCGTCGGCGTCGCGCACCTCGAGCTGGTCGAACTCGATGAAGGTGGTCTCCATGATTCAGTCCTCGGTTTGGGGCGGGTTGTCGGCCTCGCCACTCATCTGGATGGGTAGGTCTTCGAGCTCGCGCACCTCGTCGCGGGACATGAAGCCGGAGGAGAGTGCGATCGCGTAGGACTCGTAGCGGGTCTTGGTGTCGGCGCGCAGCAGCTGGCGGAAGTCGAGCTTGAGCGAGGTGCCCAGCGGGAGCCCGGCGCCGATCGCGGCCTCGAACTTGCGCGCGGGGAGCATGTAGGCGCGCTGCTGAAGGACGGTGTTGTCCGTCTCGAGGTTGCGGTAGGTGCCGGTGTCGCCCATGTTGATGCCCAGTTGCGAGGGCGGGATCTTGAACATGAGCGCGATCTCCCAGGAGGCGACGCGCAGCATGTCGATGATGTTGCCGATCTGCGGGTCCAAGTTGAGTGGGTGGAAGTGCGTCGTCGCGTTCAGGACCGCGATCGACTTGCGGACGCTGCCGTTGGCACGCATCCAGCTACGCTTCAGCTCGATGGCTTGGTCGTCGGTGAGGTCGGGCTTGTCGGACTCGAGGTAACCGTTCGGGATGCCGCGCTGGAACATGTTGTCGGTGTAGCCGCGGATCTTCCCGGCGAAGGCGAGGTCGTAGGCGTATGCCTGCAGGATGCCGAGGCCGCGCTCCTTGCCGGGCCGCGTGATGTTGCGCACGACGATGAGCTCGCGGTTGTCGAGGTACTCGATGCCCTCGTCGACGACGTCGGACTTCACGTAGTAGCGGCCCTCGTCGACGTCGACGTATTTCGGGTGCAGCAGATAGACCGGCGCGACGATATCGCCGGTGGGTTGCCCGAAGGCATCGCGAACTCGCGGCGTGTAGATGATCGCCTCGCCCCAGCCGAGGTAGGAGCGCACCGCCTGGGACCAGAACTCGACGTTCGACAGGCGAACGATGCCGAGGTCGAGATCGTTGCGACGGCCGTCGAGGGCGAGGTTCTGCGGGTCGGAGATCCACGCGGGCGTGTCCAGCTGCTCGCGGCCGCGGTAGACCTTCCACGGCATCGAGCCGAGCGTGTCGGAGACCAGGGACTCGCAGAAGCCGTAGACGGTGAGCGAGGTGCCCTCCATGACCGGGCCGAACATGCGCGCGTCCGGCGGCGGGTTCCCGTAGGGGCCTCCGGTGCCGTCACCGCCGGCGGGGCCATCCCACCAGAGCCATTGCCGGTCGACCTCCCATCCGTCGGGAGTGTTCTCGAGGATGTCGCGGCCGTCGGTGGCGTAGTGCAGCTGACCGACTCCGAACAGGGGAGGCGTTGCCATGAATCAGCCCTAACACCGCTACCCGGACATTCCGGGGTGTTTGCGCTGCTCGCGTTTCTCGGCCGCCCAGCGCACCTGGAACCGTTCAGGATGCACGCTGCGCTCGTGCTCCTCGGCCACGCGCCACGCCGCCTCCTGCGACAGGGCGAGGTCCCGCCAGCCGCAGTCGCACGAGGTGAGGACGGTCTCGGCGCTGCGGTCGTAACGGATCACAGCCGTCACCAGATCTGCGAGTCCGCAACTTGCGCCGGCTGGTGCTGGTACGCCCACGCGGCGAGGGTGGAGGCCATCACGGTCTTCGCGGGGATCGGGCCGCGGCGCTCGTACTGCCAGCCGCGGCCCGAGGTGCGTTGCACGGCGGCGATCTCGGCCTGCATGGTCGCGTAGTAGTCGGAGCGCCGCACGCGCAGGCCGCCGGCGCGCAGGCGGGCATCCCAGCTGAAGCACGCGGCGATCAGGTCTTGCGACTTCACCGCGATCAGCTTCGGGCCGACGAGCTTGTCGTCCTGCAGCTGCACGACGAGGTCGTGGCCGGCGCCGTAGTCGTCGACGGCGATCGCCGCGACGCCGGGAGCGAGCTCGCGGAGTCTGCCGGCGAGCCAGGCGACGCCTTGCCGGTCGTCGATGACCTCCTCGAGCAGTCCGTCCTTGTCCGGGTCGGCGGTGCAGGCGGTGATCGACGCGCCGCGGTCGTAGGGGTCGATGTCTACGCCGATGCCGGCGGCGGTGTCGGGCAGCTGCAGCTTGTCGGCGTCGACGCCGGCGGCATCCCAGCTGGTGCGCGAGACCACGGTCCACAGCTTCACGGTGTGGCCGGCGCCGGGCCAGACGCCGAAGTACTCGGCGGCGAACGACTCGTCGCCGAGACGGATGCGGTCGGCGCGCAGCTCCTCCATGCGGATGATGTTGTCGGCGATCGCCGGGTAGTACAGCGGCCAGGTGCGTTCGTCGTCGAGGTCGAAGCCGTCGTCGACGGTGAACTCGAAGTACGCGGTGCCCGTGGTGGCGCCGGACTCGACGATGCCGCGGCCGGCGGTCATCATCTCCCACAGCGCCGTCTGGTCGTTGTTCAGCAGGGACACGTTGGAGCAGCGCCAGATCTGCCCGTGCCCGCGAGCGTCGCCGAGCGTGGGTCCGGCGGCCGCCATGAGCTCCTGGCCGGCCACGGCGGAGAACACCAGGTACTCGTCGAAGGTGAGGTGCGCGATCCCGTCGCCGCGCACCGAGGATCGGGTCGGGGCGAACACCTGGATGGTGGATGCGCGGGGGTTGCGCCAGTCCTTCCCGATGGTGGCCGCGTCGATCGTGAGGGACGTGTCGCCGATCGCCTCGCGCAGCTTCACGCCGGCCCGCCAGACCGTGGGTGACATGGACTCGCGGTACGGCTCGACGAGATCCTTCATGAACCGTTGCCTGGCCTTGACGAGGTTCTGCGCGGTGTGCGCGCCGAGGAAGGGCAGCACGCGCCCGTTGTCGAGGGTGATCGGCCCCTGCAGGGATCGGGCGAGCGGGACGCCCATCGTCGTGACGGATTTCCCGCAGCGCCGGCCGACGATCAGGTCGACGTTCGCGTAGGCGAACGGGGAGCCGGGACCGTCGACGCGCTCGAGGCCGACGTCGAGGACGTACTGCTGCCAGCGGGAGGGCCGGCGGCCGAGCTTCGCGGCGATGATCGCCCCGTAGAGCTTCCCGTCGCTATACCGATGCTCGCTGCGCCTGGTCCGGTACGTCGGCAGGATCGGTGGCGGGCCGGTACTCGTCGAGGAAGCGGGCGATCCGGTCGCCCTCGTACTCAACGACATCGTTCGACTCCCGCACCGAGGGCTCCGGGAGCGACTTCAGGATGTCTTTCACCTGCGCGAGCTGGTTCGTGCGGGCGATGCCGCGCAGCTGCTCGGCGTCCCTCGCCGCATGGATCACCGCGGCGGTGAGGCCACGGTGCCACGGCTGCAGCGCGCCGGCCTCCTGCAGCGCCTCGATGGTCGCCATGACCTCGAGCACGAGCGCGCCGTCGGTCGGGAGCGGAGGCTCCAGGCCGGGGATCGTCGGCTGCTCGTCCATGAATCCATGATGCGCCCGCGATCGCAGATCGGCCCTGACCGGACGGCCTCGCCGGCAGATCCGGCCGGTTCGGCGCGACCTCCGTGCGGCCGGGCGTTTTTTCTGGCGCATCGGGGTAAATACGGGGAAGGCGCGGGGTGA